GCGCAATGCGTGCGTGCGCGAAACTATGATGTTTCCGATGATCGCCGCCGACTTGGTTCCGCTTGCATTTGCCGTTGACAAACTTCGCCTGCTTCCTGGCAACCCTCGTCGAGGGAATGTTGAGGCCGTGAAGCGTTCACTGGATGCGTTCGGTCAGCGAAAGCCGATTGTGGCTCGCCGGTCAGATCGGGTGGTGATTGCGGGGAATCATACGTTGCAGGCGGCGCAGGCGTTGGGTTGGGCTGAGGTGGCGGTGGTGTGGGTGGATGATGACGATACGACGTCAAAGGCTTTTGCGTTGGCGGATAATCGGACGGCTGAGCTTGGTGATTATGACAATGCGGCTTTGGCGGAGTTGATTGGTGAGGTGGGGTCGGTTGATCCTGAGTTGTTGGAGGCGACGGGTTGGTCGGGTGATGCGGTGGCGGAGTTGTTGGCGGTGTTGGAGCCTGATGTGTTGCCGTTGGTGGGTGATCCTGATGAGGTTCCTGAGCAGGTGGTTGGTAAGTCGGTGCCGGGTGATGTTTGGCTTTTGGGACCTCATCGGGTGATGTGTGGTGATTCGACGAGTCCTACGGATGTGGAGAAGTTGATGGCTGGTGCAAAGGCTGACATGGTGTTCACAGATCCTCCGTATGGGGTCAACTATGACGGCGGTCATGCCGAAAAAGGGAAGCGTAGAGAAAAAATATTTAACGATGGCAATGCGGATATTTACGAACAATGTTTGCCGTTGGCTTCAAGTAATTCAAAAGACAATGCTGCTTTATATCTATGGTTTTCGGACAGCAAATCTTCCGCCGTGATTGCCGCCGTGATTGCCGCCGGATATGAAATTCGAAACACTCTGATTTGGAATAAAAATCTTGCTCAATTTGGTGCCATTGGCGCTCAATACAAAAGCAAGCACGAGCCTTGTTTGTATGCATTCAAAAAAGGAAAATCACCTTTTTGGAATGGACCGACAAATGAAGTCAGCGTTTGGGACATTGCAAGACAAAGCAAAAACGAGTTTCACCCAACTCAAAAACCAACAGAATTGGGTGTTCGAGCAATGAACAACTCCTGTCCTGCAAAAGGTTTAGTGCTTGATTTGTTTGGTGGTTCTGGTTCGACGTTGATTGCTGCGCATCAGACGAATCGTGTTGCGTATCTGATGGAGTTGGACCCGAAGTATGTGGATGTGATTTGTGCTCGGTTTCAGAAGGTGACGGGTATCAAGCCTGTGAGTGAGGCGAGTGGTCAGGAGCATGATTTTCTAGATGGGTAGGCCTGTTGGGCGTCCACCGAAGCCCACCGAGCAGAAACGTCGGACGGGTAATCCTGGTCGTAGGAAGTTGCCGTCTACGGAGGTGGCGATTGTTGGTCAGGTGAATGTGCCTTCGCCGGTGCGTCCTTTGGGTTCTAACGGGTTGGCGTTTTGGGAGCGTGTGTGGTCGGTGGGGTTTGCGTGGATTAGTCCGCAGACGGATATTGAGTTGTTGCAGATGGTGTGTGAGCAGATTGATGAGCGTCAGGCGTTGCGTGTGAAGGTGTTGCGTGAGGGTGATTGGCGTGACCGTACGGCGTTGCGTGCGTTGGATGCGCAAGTGTTAGATTGTTTGTCCCTGCTCGGTTTCACTCCCGTGGATCGTGCCCGCCTAGGTTTTGTGGAGGTGAAGATTCAGAATGAGCTCGACTCGTACCGTGAAAGAAAAGCAAAAGCCGGTGGTCGTGCAGCCAAGGTGGTCGACATCGACGAAGCCGAAGAGAAGTGAGGGTCCGTTTGTAATTGAGTTTGCTGAGTCGTTGATGCATGTATCCAAGGGGATACGGGCTGGTGATGCGTTCATTTTGACTCCGTGGCAACGGCAGCTCATCAACGCTTTGTATGAGCGTCGTGCTGATGGCCTGTTGCGTTATAAGCGTTCGGTGATTGGGTTGGGTCGTAAGAACGGAAAGTCTCTCATCGGCTCTCTCATTGCGTTGTATGGGTTGATTGAGGGTGAGCATGGGGCTGAGGTGTATTCGGCTGCTGGTGATAGGCGTCAGGCTCGTGTGGTGTTTGATGAGGCGAAGTGGCAGGTGCAACAGTCGCCTGCGTTGTCTGGGATTTGCAAGGTGTATCGGGATGCGATTGAGGTTCCTTCGACGCACAGCATCTATCGAGTGTTGTCGAGTGATGCGAAACTTCAGCAAGGTCTGAATCCGTCGACGGTGGTGTTTGATGAGTTGCATGTGCAGCCGAATGCGGAGTTGTGGGATGCGTTGACGCTTGGTTCGGGTGCTCGTCGTGATCCGCAGATTGTGGCGATTACGACTGCCGGGTATGACCTGCAATCCATTTGCGGTTTGCTGTATGGCTACGGCCAGAAGGTGTGTCGTCAGGAGATTGACGATGAGACGTTCGGGTTCTGGTGGTGGGAAGCTGCGGAGGGTTGCGACTTGAATGACCGTGCCGCGTGGTTGGAGGCGAATCCGAATCTGGCTGAGGGTTTGTTGGACCCGGAGGACATGGAGATTGCGGTACGTCAAACGTCCGAAGTCAGCGTGAGGAGATACAGGCTGAACCAATGGGTGCGCACGGCTGCTGACTCCTGGCTGCCACAGGGCGCGTGGGAGCTGTGCCGTTCAACGCTTGATCTGGTGCCGGGTGCGGCGACGTGGGTTGGGGTGGACATGGCGTTGAAGCGTGACACGACTGCGGTGGTGTTGGTTCAACATGTTCAGGACAAGGTTGTGGCTCGTGCGAAGATTTGGTTGCCGGAGGGTGGTGTGTTGGATGTGTCTGCGGTGGAGTCGTATCTGCGTGAGATTGCCCAGCAGTATGACTTGCAGGAGATTGCGTATGACCCTGCGTTCTTTCAACGTACCGCTGAGGCGTTGGCTGAGGATGGGTTTCCGATGGTGGAGTATCCGCAGTCTCCGCAACGGATGGTGCCTGCGTGCGGGAATCTGTATGACCTCATCGTGAATCAGAAACTTGCGCATGACGGGAATCCAATCTTCTCGGATCAGGTGTTGTCGGCTGCGCAGAAGATGAAAGACTCCGGGTGGACGCTCAGCAAAGGTAAGTCGAAACGCAAGATTGACGCGGTGATTGCGTTGGCGATGGCATCGGATCGTGCGACCACGACACCTGAACCTGTCGCTGAACCTGGGTTCTTCGTAGTGTGATTAGGCTGAGTGAACTACCATAGGAGGTTGGGATGAAAGTTCTATTGCTCGAGCTGATTGGATTGGTGTGTTTTGTGGTTGCAGGATGGTTGGTGACGCCAGCATTGGGGTTCGCTGTCATCGGTGTGGCTGCGATGGTTTCGGCGTGGGGTTTGGCTCGCATCACGAAGGATGATGACAAGTGATCGTTGACCGTTTCGTTGGCCGTAGTGGTGGCGAGGAAGAACGCGCCATTTCGTTCCAGTCACTCTTTGCGTTGGGTGACGGATACACATTCACAACGAACTCTGGTGTGTACGTCACTCAGGACGACTCAATCAAAATCGGAACGGTGTATGCGTGCGTCCGGCTGATTGCCGACACCATCTCAACTCTGCCGGTCGATGCCTACATTCGCCAGGAGGGTGTGCGTCTTCAGTTCCGTCCACGTCCAGCTTGGCTTGACGCACCCGACATCGGCGTCACCAAGGAAGACCATTTCCAGCAGGTCATCGTTTCGTTGCTGTTGAACGGCAACTCGTTCACGAGAATCATTCGTGACGAAGAAGGTGAAGTGCTCGCCTTGTCGGTCTTGAACCCGCAGGACGTTGAGGTTCGTCGCGACAACTTCGGTCGCCTGTTCTACGTCTACTCGGCACGCGACCGCATCGAGGACGTGGACATGATCCACATCCGTGACCTGACTTTGCCGGGTGAGTTGCGTGGCAAGTCACGCATCGACCTGATGAAAGAGAACTTGGGTCTGGCACGCGCACTCGAAGAGTTCGCATCCCGTTTCTTCGGCCAAGGTTCCAACACCTCGGGCATCATCCAGTTCCCCGGCAACCTGTCTCGTGAACAAGCCAAGAACCTTGTTGACGCCTTCGAGGATGGTCACAAAGGGTTGCGTCGTTCGCACCGCCCAGGCATCTTGTTCGGTGGTGCGACGTTCGAGAAGACGGGTGTCAGCCCGAACGATTCGCAGTTCATCGAATCCCGTCAGTTTGCGGTGGAGGAGATTGCACGAATCTTCCGTGTGCCTCCATCCATGATCGGTGTGACCACACCCGGTGCGATGAGCTACGCCTCCGTGGAAGCCAACAACTTGTCGTTCCTCGTTCACTCGTTGACGCCAATCTTGGCGAAGGTCGAGTCCGAGTACAGCGTGCTGTTGGCTGGTCGTGCGTTCCTCCGATTCTCCACCGCAGGACTTCTGCGTGGCGACATCGCAGCACGCAACGCCTCCTACCAATCAGGACTCAACAACGGCTACATGTCCGTCAACGATGTACGCCGATTCGAGGACATGACACCCATCGAAGGAGGCGACGTCTACCGAGTACCGCTCACCAACATCGACATCACCGCTGCGAACCTTGCTGACTTGGATCGCAAGTCCGCTATCGCGCAGCGTCTCATCTCGTCGGGCTTTCAGCCTGCGGCTGTGTTGAAGGCGTTGGACATGCCCGAGATTGAGCACACAGGTGTCCCATCGTCGGCCCTACAGCCGGTGGCATCCATCAACCCAATTGCACCAGCAACGGTGTATGACGCAGGCACTCGTGAGTTGAATCTGAACATGCCGGAACAAATCATCCACGTCTCACCACCATCGGTTCGCGTTGACGCACCAGTCGTCAACGTCCCTGAGACAGTCGTGAACGTCAACGTCCCGGAGCAGCGCACCGTCGTTCGCACGGTCGAGCGTGACGCTGATGGTCGAATCCTGCACATCACGGAAAGGCCTGAGCAGTAATGGCGACCGGAATCAGTGACTATCTGGCAAATCAGTGGCTTGATGCTTTGGGCAACAACGACACTTTCGCAGTGGCCGCCGTGTATGTAAAACTGCATGTGGGTGATCCAGGCGCAGCGGGTACAGCGAATGCGGCAACCGAAACGACACGCAAAGAAGCGTCGTTCTCGGCAGCGTCATCTGGCACGCTCACATCTGATGCCGCACTCACCTGGACGAACATCGCCGGGTCGCAAGACGCCACACACTTCACGTCATGGGACAACATCTCAGCCGGGAACTTCCTCTTCTCCGGAACTGTCACCGCCAACGCCTACACCGCGGGCGACACGTTCACCATCGCATCAGGGTCACTCACCGTCTCACTGACGATCGCCTCCTAGTAGGCACCCGTGGTCACACGGTTCTACCTTGACCAGTCGGAACTTGACGACGCTGACGTCGGGCTAGGTGGCCCTTCACCAGCGTTCGTACTCGACACCTCAACGCTTGACGGCAACGGTGTCCTGGACGGAACGACCTTCACGACTGTCGGCACTGGCGCATCGAGCCTCGGTGGGTTGACTGCGTCGGCAACCGGGACGGTCACACCTGTGGTGTCTGGTGTGGCTACGGCTCAGCTCGGTGAGTTGATTGCCGAGGTCAGCGGAGTTGAAATCACCGTTGACGCTGACGCTTCGGCTGCGTTGGGTGGCTTGACTGCCTCAGCGGGCGGTGGTGTCACAATCGTCGCATCGGCGTCTGGGAGCCTCGGAGCGGCGACTTCAAGCGCAACTGCTGTGGTGACCCACCCCGCTTCAGGTGAGGCGTTGCTGGGTGGACTGACAGCTTCGGCTACCGGCACGGTGATTCCGCTGGGCACGATGACCGCACAACTCGGCGAGATGACTGCTTCCGCAATCGGCACGGTGACCCCGCAACCGCAACCCGATGCGGGTGGTGGTGGAGAACCGTACCGATACCCGAGACCCAAGAAGAAAAAGATTCAAGAAGTTGTCATCGTTGAGGACATCGTCGTCGAGGTTGCACCGAATGTGGTGGAGGCGTACCTTGCCCCGATCTTCGTCGGGTCGTCAGCGTCGGCTGTCGGCTCAATCACGTTCTCTGCCGAGGACGATGACTTGCAAGTAATGTTGATGCTCTGAGGTAGATGATGTCAATCACGCAAGGTCAAGTCGCCGTTGGCACGGCAGCCGTCCAACTGAACAATCCGCAGGCCATGCCTGGCATCGTGCACATCACGAATCAAGACAACACCGACACAGTGTTTGTTGGTCGTGCTGCAGTCACGACGTCAAATGGTCACGGCATTCTCAAGTCGGATTCCATTGACTTGCAAATCTTTGCCGATCAAGTGCTCTACGCAATCTCCACCAAAGGTGGTCACACCGTCTCCTGGTTGCACATCACGCCCTAATGCCGTACTTCGTTGACGACTCTGCGGCGGGCTGCAACGGCTTTGCAACCGTGAAAGAAGATGGCGAAGTCATCGGCTGTCACGCCACGAAACAAGAGGCAATAGATCACATGGTGGCAATCTCCATCGCCGAGGACATTGAACCGGGTGGCGATTACAACGAACGAATCTCACCGAACCTGCCCGACGCCTATCGGCCTGCCTCATCAGCCGACGTCCCAGCAAATCGCAACTGCGGCAACTGCGGCTACTACAAGAACTTCTATTGCAAACGCTGGGATGCACTTGTTTCACCTGCTTACTACTGCGCAGCATGGGAACCAGTCCGAGGAATACCGAACGACAACCCAGGGCAAACCATTCAGACTGGCGACGTCAGCGACAACAACCCGTACTACTACGACCCAGGCATCAACATCTATCGCCAGTTGTCATTCGATGTTCCGCAATACATTCGTGCCAACGCTCGCAAAGGTTTGGACTACTACGGCAAAGGGTTGGCTGGTGACGGTGTCACCGACAAGACCGTGCGTGAAGCTCGTGACTTGGCTGCCGGTCGAGTAAGTGAAGACAAGGTTGTGCGTGCTGCTGCGTGGGGTGCACGCCACATGGTTGATTTGGATGCGGTCCAAAACAGCAACCCCAACAATGAACAGTTCCCCGGACCTGGAGCTGTCGCGTTCTATCTGTGGGGCATGGACCCGACCAATCCTCAACCTGCGTTGCAATGGTTCGAGCGTCAGTCAGAGAAGGTGAAGGCTGAACGAGCCGACGCACCTGCACCAGCCAAAGACCAAATCACAGGCTCCAAGAAGAACCCTGAAGGTTCGGCGGCTGGTCCTGCCGGGTCGGGAACAATCGACTTGGATGAGGCAACCGAAACAGGTCTGGCGAACAAGGTTGAAGAGCACAACGATTCTTTGGACGCAGATGAACCGCGATGGAAGCGGGCCACCATCGGAATGTTGCGTGCCGTGTACCGTCGCGGATCGGGTGCCTACTCGACGTCGCATCGTCCTGGCATTAGCAGAGCAGCGTGGTCTATGGCAAGAGTCAACGCTTTCTTGGTACTCTTGAAGCGTGGCAGACCTGCGAATGCTTCATACATCACCGACAACGACCTTCTTCCAAAAGGTCATCCACGATCTTCGAGGAACTCATGACCGACAAAGTTGAAACACGCAGAGTCCAGTTCAGTGAGTTTGAGATTCGTTCCACCACTGAAGACGAAACAGACTACATGTCGTTCCGTGGTTATGCTGCCGTCTTCAACTCGCCTTCGCAACCGTTGCCATTCACCGAAACTGTATTGCCTGGTGCATTCAAGAAATCGTTGAACTCCCGCAACAACGTGCGGATGTATCTCAATCATGACTCAAACATGTTGTTGGCCACGACTCGTGCCGGAACCTTGCGACTTCAGGAAGATTCCAAAGGTCTGCTAGTTGACGCCGATCTACCTCCAACCACGGTTGGACGTGACCTGTCAATCTTGATGCAGCGTGGCGATGTGGACTCGATGTCGTTCGGGTTCTCCGTGCCTCGTGGCGGCGACAAGTATTCCGACGACGGCTCAACTCGTGAACTCAAAGAAGTTCGCCTCTATGAAGTTTCGGTCGTGACCGGGTTCCCCGCTTATGAAGCCACCACCGCAAGCGTGCGCAGCTTGGATGCTTTGGCCCAACGCACCCAGGTTGATGCAGACAAACTTGCTGCCGCGATCACCGTGCTCGAAGCCGGGTCGGAGTTGGATGACGAGCAGGCTGGGTTGTTGAGTGAAGTCGTTAGCAAGTTGCGTAAGCAGCCGGAGCCGACCCCGTCGCGCATCGGTCTGATGCAGAAGCAACTTGACCTGCTGAAGACCATCGCCTAGTATTCTTCGCACAGTTGATGTGCGGAGCCGCTGCAACTGCCAGTTGAGGAGCCTCGCTGGGTGCGATACCAAATCCTTGCGTACTCAAATCAACGTCCAGGAAAGGACATTCACTCACATGAAGGAATACATCGACCGTCAAGTCGAGCAGCGTCAGCGTGCGTGGGAAGCAGCCAAGGCTCTTCTCGACACCGCAGCCGCAGAAAAGCGCGACCTGACTTCAGAAGAAGAAGCGTCGTACAAGAAGATGAACGACGAACTCAACGAGCGTGCAGCTCGCATCGAAGCCCTCAAGGCTGATGCCGAGCGTGAAGCCAAGATTGAAGCGGCAACCCGCGACATCATGGGCCAAGTTCGTACCGAGAAAGTCCCGGCATTCGACGCGGACGTGATCCGTTCGATGGCTCGTGGCGAGACTCGTTCGTACACGTTCGAGCAGCGCGACGTCGTCAAGACTTCGACTGGCGCACCAGTTCCGACGTCGTTCTACAACCAAGTGATTGAGCAGGCCCGACTCGTCGGTCCAATGCTCGAGACCTCAACAACCCTCCGCACGGCTGGTGGCGAAAACCTCCAGATTCCATCGCAGGCTGGTTGGTCAACGGCAGCAATCACCGGTGAAGGCACAGCCATCTCCGAGTCCGATCCGACGTTCAACAGCTTCATCACCCTGAGCGCGTACAAGTACTCGTTCTTGGTGCAGTTGAGCCGTGAACTCATCGACGACTCGGGCGTGGACATCCTCGCCTTCCTCGCCACCCAAACCGGCAACGCCCTCGGCTTCAAGGTCAACAACGACCTGACCATCGGCACCGGCACGAACCAGCCAAACGGCATCGTGACCGCAGCAGGTTCAGGCGTGACCGGAACAGCATCGGGTCCAACGTTCACCGCAGACAACCTCATCGACTTGGCGTACAGCCTCGACGGTGCAGCACGTCGTCTGCCAGGCGTCGGCTGGATGATGAACACCCAGTCATTGGGTGTCGTCCGCAAGCTGAAGGACAACAACGGCGCGTACATCTTCAGCCCAGCGTTGGCTGACGGAAACGACCGTGTCTTGAGCTACCCGGTATTCGAGAACCCAGCAATGGCCTCGAACGCTTCGGCAACCAAGTCGGTGATCTTCGGACACCTCCCCAGCTACTACGTCCGTATGGCCGGTGGCCTGCGCCTCGACCGAAGCGACGACTACGCATTCAATGCGGACCTCGTCACCTTCCGTGCGTCGATGCGCGTGGACGGTAACCTCCCAGTAACCAGCCACGTCAAGTTCTACAAGAACGCGAACAGCTAGTTCCAGGAGTTACCACGCAATAAGAGTCAGGTGGGTCGGGGCAAAACACGCAGGGTTGCCTCGGCCCACCTACACTCTGAATAACAACCCTGCAACCTGCGTACACAAGGAGACTGCGTGAATGCGAATCATCATCAAGGGCGTACCACTGGAGTTGGACGGACCGACGGCGATCCTGCTCTTGCAGCGGGGCGTAGCACACTTGCCCGAGGAGTCAGTCGTAGAACCCCGGATGCGGTCCGAGCACTCTGGTACTCCAACGCCCCGTGGGCGGGAACGGGCTACGGGCAGCAAACCGAGCAAGCCGTCAAAAGGCTTATCAAAGAAGGGCACGAAATCGCAATCCACGCGATCTACGGCCTCGAAGGCTCGACGTCAAACTGGAACGGCATCAAAATCTACCCGCGAGGGAACAACGCATACTCCGACGACGTAGTCGTCGCACACTGGATGGAGTGGACTCAGTCCACAACTCTGCCGAAACTGTTGATGACACTCTTTGATGTTTGGGTGTTGAAGGCTCCGAATCTGGAGAAGGTTCCCAACATCGCATCATGGGTGCCGGTTGACCATCAGCCGATACCAGTCGAGGTTCTGGCATGGTGCATGAAACCAAATGTGATGCCCATTGCGATGAGCAAGTTCGGATCAAAGATGCTTGACGCGCAAGGTTGCCGCAATCTGTACGTTCCGCACGGAATCGAGTCGGACTACAAGCCGACACCGAAGGTGCGTGACAACGATGGCCGTCAAATCAGTGGCCGTGAAATCATGGGCTTCAAGGACGACGACTTCGTCGTGATGATGACCGCTGCCAACAAGGGTGTGTATCCACCACGCAAAGCATTCCCCGAGAACTTCATGGCGTTCGGTATGTTCGCCCAGAAACACCCGGATGCGGTGCTGTACATGCATAGCGACGAAGCGGGCTCAATGGGTGGCATCGACCTGAAAGCCCTCGCCCAGGCGTGCGGTATTGCGCCAGAACGCATCAAATACGCCGACCCGTACCTGTACCGCATGGGGCTACCCAAACACGCAATGGCGGCCCTCTACAGCGCAGCTGACGTGCTTCTGGCAACGAGCATGGGTGAAGGATTCGGCATCCCTGTGGTGGAAGCCCAGGCGTGCGGAACCCCGGTCATCGTCTCCAACTTCACCGCCCAGCCAGAGCTGTGCGGAGACGGCTGGGTGGTTGACGGTCAACCGTTCTGGGACCCTGCTCAGAAGTCGTGGTTCCTGACACCGTCGGTGCCAGGCATCATCAACGCGCTCGAGCAGGCTTACGCACGCGGACACGGCACATCACAGAAGGCTGTGGAGTTCGCAAAGCAGTATGAGGCTGATGCGGTCTATGAGTCGCATTGGAAGCCTGCGATGAAGGAGATCGCGGAATGGTGCCGCTTGTCCCAGTCGTAGTCGTCCCGGTGCTCACGGAGCATCATCGGGTTGATGCCATGTTGGATTCATTCGATGGTCGCATCGGTGATCTTGTCGTGATTGACAATGGCAACAATGAGCATTGGGAGCCGCGTACCGATAAGGCCAAGCGGGTGTTTCACTATCGGATTCCGTGCAATCTGGGTGTGGCTGCGTCATGGAATCTGGGTATCAAGGTGACGTGCTCGGCGTCAGGTTGGCTGATCGTGAATCATGATGTGGTGTTCGGTACGAACGGTGTAGCGGACGTGTTCTTCCAGGCATCTTCGGCGAACATCGTTCTGTCGGGCAAGCCACCGTGGTCGTGTTTCTGGTTGGGTTCACAGGTCGTGCGTAAGGTCGGCCTGTTTCATGAAGGGTTCCACCCGGCATACTTCGAGGACAACGACTACGAGATTCGTGCGCAACGCAAAGGTGTGGACATCGTTCGTTCGTCGGCTGCTGTCTACCATCGGAACTCCAGCACCCTGCGTTCCAGCCCTCAGTTTCAGCAACGGAATCAGGCGACGTTCGATGCGAACCGTCGTCTGTTTGAGGAGCGGATGCTTCACGACTTGCCTGTTGATTGGGACTTGAATCGTCGCCTGGAGTTGGGATGGGATTGAAACTTGTGGTCGTATGTCCGGCGAACGCCGTGACCGGTGGACCTGAAGCGATGCATCAGTTGGTGCACACCGCCAACCGCATCAAGCGTGGTTCGGCTGCCATCCTCTACTGGCCGTTCGTACCACAGACAACACCGGAGCCCTATCAGCACTATGTGTGCCCAAAGATTTTGCGAGACCAGGTGCCTGAAGATGCGTTGGTTGTGTTGCCTGAGATTTGGCCCGAGGTAGCGCACACGTTCAAGAACCGTTGCGCATTGTGGTGGTTGAGCGTTGACAACTTCGGATCACACGGGCAACGCAATCTTGACCGCATCTCGTTGCATCTCTGCCAATCCGAGTACGCCTGGCAACACGTTGAGCAGTTCGGTGAACGGATGATGTTGACCGATTGGGTGTCGGTGCAACCTTCGGTGCGGGCGAGACAACCGCAGGTTGTGGTGAATCCTGCGAAGGATGCTGGGTTGTTGCGACCGTTCGTGGAGTCGGGTCGGTTTCAAGTTGCCGAGTTGCGTGGCATGAACAGCCAGGAAGTGTCGGATGTGTTGCACGCCTCGAAGGTGTATGTGGATTTCGGGAATCATCCAGGGCGTGATCGTTTGCCTCGTGAGGCGGCGTTGGCTGGGTGTCTGGTGTTGTCTACGAATCTTGGTGCAGCTCGTCAGTATTCGGACATGCCGTTGCCGGACTGGTACAAGTTCGAGACGTTGGATGAGGTGTTGTGGAAGGTGACCGAGTTGCTGGATCGGCAGGTTCCTTCGGCTTCTCAACTTGCGTATCAGTCGTGGGTATCAAAGAATCGTTCAATGTTTGAGTGGGAGGTTGGGTTCCTGCTGTCTGTCGTTGAGTAGGATTGAGCCACCATGACCATCACGAACGGTTACGCAACGAGGGCTGAAGTCAAAGCAGCTCTGAGGATTGGCACGGCGGATACCGCTGATGATTCTCTCATTGACAGCGCAACCGAAGCCGCATCCCGGTTGATTGACGGCTACTGCAACCGCCAGTTCTGGGCGTACAGTTCCGCAACGGTTCGCGTCTACCAAGCCAACAACGAATACGTCTGCGACATTGACGACATCTACACCACGACCGGGTTCATCTTGAAGACGTCCTCGTTTGCCGACGGCAACTTCGACGTCACCTGGGCATCCACTGACGTACAGCTTGAACCATTGAACGGATTTTTGGATGGCATCGAATGGTCGTTCAACAAACTGCGTGCAGTCGGCGACTACCTGTTCCCGACGGTGAATGCGAACTACGGTGAGCAGGCATTGGTTCAAGTGACAGCCAAGTATGGGTGGGCGTCAGTTCCGTCACCAGTGAAACAGGCGTGCATCATTCAGGCGTCTCGACTCTTCAAGCGTCTGGATAGTCCGCTGGGTGTTGCGGGCTTCGGTGATCTGGGTGCAATCCGCGTCTCTCGGTTCCTTGACCCTGACATGGCTCAGTTGGTTGAGCCGTACCGACGTATGCGAATGATTGCCTGATGCCTGCGACACCAAGCCAAGTCAAAGACGGACTCAAGGCCGCCATCCAAACCGTCCCTGGACTGCGAGCGTTTGACTATCAACCTGACCAGGTGAACCCTCCGTTCGCATGGCCGACGCTTGATGAGATTCGGTTTCATCAGACCGGTATGTCAAGCGGTGGTGTGGTCATGGATTTCACGGTGACGGTCGTGGTGTACCGCCAATCAGAACGCACAGCCCAGGACGAACTGGACAAGTATTCGGCGTTCTCTGGAACTCAGTCGATCCGAGCTGCTATCGAAGCAGACCGAACCTTGGGTGGAGTGTGCGACGACTTGATTGTCAACTCGGCGGGGAACTTCACGAACATTGACGCCAACGACACCCTCTACCTGACGATGGATTTCAAGGTCACGGTGTACGCTTAGAACATGGCGAAGTATCTGGTCTCGGGTCCGTTCCCGGTCTCTGGCGTTCAGCCGGGTGGGCATGTGGACGGCAGCGGTATTGACAATGTAGAGTTGTTGATTGCAGCGGGCATCATCACGCCAGTCGCAGAAACCTCGAAGAAATCCTCAACAGCCGATAAGGCAGGAGACAAATAGTCATGGCAAAGTTGGTCCTCAAAGATGCGAACATCACGTTCAATGGAACGGACATCTCGGCGAACGTCGCATCGGTGACGCTGTCCACGACCGCTGCCGAAGTGGCAACAACCGCATTCGGATCGTCGGCTGTGACCCGAGTATCTGGACTCATCGACAACTCGGTGACGTTCAGCATCCACAACGACTACAACGCCATCGACGGAATCTTCTTCCCGTTGGTCGGCTCCACTGCAGTCACTTGCGTCATCAAGCCAAACGGAACTGCTGCCGCTTCCTCGGCCAACCCGTCCTACACGATGAGCGTTCTCGTCACCGAGTGGACCCCAGTGAACGGTGCAGTTGGCGAACTTGCCACCGCAGACGTCACGTTCCCAATCTCCGGCGGAATCACCAAGAGCGTCGGCGCCTAGTTCTAACAACTTCACCCTGCGGAGGTAGAAAATGAAACTCGGTCTCATCGTTCACGCGGACGACGGCAAACAACGACTCGCGGTCGTCCAATACGCAGACTTCTGCGCATTCGAGGAAGTCCACAACTGCTCAATGGCAAAGATTGAAGCAGAGATGAAGATACGCGACCTCGGCTGGTTGGCATGGCATTGCGAGAAACGCAACAAACTGCACAACCTTTCATTTGAGGTGTGGCGTGAAGGCGTTGAGATGGTCAGCCTGGGAGATTCGGAGGACAACAAGATCGTCCCTTTGGAGAGCAGTCAGCCCACTGGGTGATCGCCTACCTGGCGGTCGAGACGGGCATCGCCCCGTCAGTGTTGCTGACTGAATCCCCGCGAATGTTGTACACGATGTTCGCGTACCTGCGTTGGAAAGCAGTCAAGCAGAATCCGAACACGCCCTACAATCAGTGACATGGCATCCAAACCAATCGGTCGTGCTGGTGATGTTCAGTTCGCGGCAGATGGATTGTTTGAGTTCTTGCGTATTGCGGGTCAGGCTGACGCCGAGTTCAACAAGAAGATGCGAATCGCCGCCGAGCAGGTCGCCCAGCATGTCGTAGATCGTGCGAAAGTCAACGCTCAAGGTCAACCCAAGCACGGTCAGAATCGTCCAGGTTCTTCAGGTATGTCTCAGGCTCAGGCCGTGGTGAACGGGTTGCGTGCTCGACGAGACCGCATCCCCACAATCAAACTTGACCACAAACGAGGGTTCGTTTCTGCGTCTCGTCCGAACCGCAAACGCAAGACCAAAGTGACGATGGGTGACGTGTTCTTTGGTGCCGAGTTCGGTGGCCGTCGCCGCCCGACGACCCAACAGTTCTTGCGTCATCGTGGCCGTCAGGGCTACTTCTTCTGGCAGGCAGTTCGAGACAGCAACGGCTTCATTGCTAAGGAATACAGTGACGCCATTGACCGGGTTCTCAAAGAGCTTGCGCAGGGTGCGACCTGACGCTACGCTGACCTGTAAGGAGCCCGCCATGTTCCCAGAAGTCAAGTTGGATAACGTCCGTGCCGTCAGGTTCGACTACGTCAAAGCGGTAGTACCCAAACCGCTCGCCGACTCTTGGATTCAACTGTCGTCACGTCTGTGCATCCGTAAGGAGACTCGTCGCAAGGATCAGCGTGCCTTGTGGTCGCCAGTCATCTACGCACCCGGTACGACCCGCAGCAACCGCAACGTCGAAGCGGTGACCTGTCTCGTTGTGGACATGGACGGTGAGTCATTCGACTACGCACGGTTGGATGGTTTGGAATGGTTCGCATATACCACCTGGTCGCATCGTCCGAATGACCAACACTGGCACTTGGTACTCCCGCTCAAAGACCCGGTACCTGCGCATCGTTGGGCAGAGGTGTGGACTCGGCTGCATGAACGCATCAACGTGGTTGGCGACCCGGCCACGAAAGACCCTGCACGCATCTTCTACCTGCCTCAGTATCAGGTTGGGAAGCTTGGTTGGTCTGATCGTAAGTTCGGTCATGGCGAGTTCTTGGATGCCGAGTTGGGTGAACTCTTCGTTCCTCGTCCAATTCATTTCGCACGGATGCCGCGAACTATGGAGACTCGAAGTCGAGCGAAGTACTACTGGCAGGATGAGGCGTGGTGGAATGAGCCGCAGGATTTGTCACGGTTTGCTGGGATGACCAAGCAGCAGATTGCTGTGATGTTGCGTAGTGAGTTTGCCGACCTCAGAAAGTCGTTGTCTCTGGACTGAGTAGAATTGGCGTTCATGGCCGTTGAGCGCACATTTCTTGTCAGGCTTCTTGCCGACCCGAAGGACCTGCTCAAAGCATTCGGTGAGACAGGCAAAGCCGCAACTGATGCGTTCGGTGCGGCGAACAAGAAGGTCAATGAACTCATCCCTGGGTTTCAGAAGATTGCTGCTGTTTCGGCTGTCGCGTTTGCTGGAATGGCCGCGTTCGCTGCCGGAGCAGCCAAGGCTGCTATCGAGGATGAGGCTGAACAAGCCAAGTTAGCCAAGACGTTGCAGAACGTCGTTGGTGCTACGACTGAGGCTGTTGCTGAAACTGAGAACTTCATCAAGGCTCAGTCACGTTTGACGGGTTTCACGGATAGTGAGCTTCGTCCGTCGATTGAGTCTTTGGTTCGTGCTACTGGTGATCTTGCGGAGGCTGAGAAGCAGGTTGTTCTTGCACAGAACATTGCTGCTGCGACCGGGGCGCCACTGGTTGAAGTGTCGAATGCGTTGGCTCGTGCGAACGTAGACAACTTCAAGTCATTGGTCGCGTTGGTTCCAGCGTTGCGTGACAACGTCAAAGAAGGTCAGTCACTCGATCAGGTCTTCTCGGAGTTGAACTCGACGTTCAGTGGTGCTGCGGCTGCGGCTGCGAACACGACTGCTGGTCAAATGAGGATTCTTCAGAACAGCATTTCTGAAGCAAAGGAAGCAATCGGTGCTGGTCTCATTCCAGCGATTAGGGCTGCGGTTGGTCCGTTGACGGCTATTGCCCAAGTCATTGAGGACAACGCCACGACCTTCTCGGCGATTGTGATTACGGTTCTGACGTTCACCGGGACGATGGCAGCTCTGGCTCTTGGAATGAAGGCTTATGCGGTAGCAACCGCTTTGGCTGCTGTAGCAACCCGTGTCTTTGGTACGACGATCACGGCCACTGGAATCGGTGGATTCGTCTTGGCAATGAGCGCCTTGGTGACCGCAACGGTTCTGGCGGCGAACGCCCTATTCAAGGTTGAAAAGGCGACGAAACAGTTGCAGTCGGCGGTCGCCGGTTCGGATGGCATCATTCGAGCGGCAGGCAACTCGTACATCTATCTCACCGGCAAGGTGAAACTCCTCAACTCCAGTCTGTCAAGCACAGTCAATGTTCTGTATACGCAAACTAATCGTTTGGAGGCGTTGGCTCGTTCCTACGGTGTCACCACATTCAAGACAGGGCAGTTCGAGGAGAAAACTGGTGGTGCAGGCAAGACGGTGATGACCGCCAAAGAGAAGATTGCCGAATACACCTCGGTGTTGAAGCGTGCCCAGGGTGCGTCGGATGCATTCGGTGCGGCTCAGAAACGAGTGGGCAACGCCCAGTTGTCGGTGGCTGATGCCAACGATGCGTTGAAGCAGGCGCATGATGCGTTGGCGAAAGCTCAGCAGGGTGGTACTGCTCAGGACATTGCTGCGGCTCAACGTGCCGTGGCTGCGGCTGAGCGTGGTGTTGCCCGGTCGAAGTTCAGTCATGAGGAAGCAATCATTGCGGTGCGTGATGCTGAACGTGAGTTGGCTGACATTCGCAAAGACCCGGAGGCGACGGCTGATGACATTCGCAAGGCTGAGATTGCGTTGGCTGAGGCGAAGTTCAATGTGGCTGATTCTGAGGATCGTCAGATTGAGACGGCGAATGGGTTGGCTGAGGCTCGACGCAATCTGCGTATTGCGACCGAAGGGTTGCGTGAGGGTGACAAAGAGTTGTTGCCGTTGCAGCAGGCCGTGGAGACGGCTCAACGTCAGCAGACTCAAGCCAATGAGGAGTTGACTGCGTCTATCAAGTCTCAGACGGATGCGTTGGAGGCTTATCGTGAAGCGTTGGCTGAGTTGGCTGATGCTGCCAAGAAGTTCCCGCAGATTGCCTCGAATCGTCCGGCGACAGGGTTGATTCCGCAGGTGCCTGCTGCGGTGACACCGCAAGCGTTGGCTACTGGTGGAGGTACCAATGGTGGCAGTAATGCGCCGATCAACATCATTGTGCAGTCGGGTGTGTTGAATGGTGCGCAGGTCGGTGAGGAAATCTATGAGTACTTGCGTGACTATGAGCGAGTCAACGGCCCTCTGAACTTCATGGTGTAGCCGATGGCGAAGACGGCGATTTGGGGTCAAACCTACAAGGTGTTGATGGACACCGGGTTGTTGCAGGATGCGTTCACTCTGGACTCATCCACGCTTGATGGTGGGGACACGTTGGATGGTTCAACGGACTTCGCTGACGTGACTGAGTATGTGACCAGCGTGTCCATTCGTCGCGGTCGTGCAACACAGCTC